TGCCAACCACGTCTGCACTGTGTCATCTATCCTGTTTCGTTACGCTATTGACATGGAGTATGCGACAGTCAATCCCTTTGCCAATGTCAGGCGCAAGACACCACCCCAACGCAAGGTTGTGTGGACTGAGGATGATGTGCGTCAATTCCTTGACACTGCCTATGGTGAGTTTCAGTGGCGTAGCATTGGCTTGATTGTCCACATGGCATACGAATGGTGCCAGCGTCTAGGTGATATGCGTCTTCTGACGTGGGACAACATTGACTTGGAAGAACGCAAGCTATATCTTGAGCAGTCTAAGCGCAGGGCAGAGGTAACTTTGCCCATCGAAGATGACTTGCTTGAGATGCTGACGCAACAAGAGCAGGACTTTGGCTTTCAACCCTACGTTGTTCCCCGCACAACGCCTGTGCAGGGCGAGTATCATCCTTACAGCATGGAACGCCTATCCAAAGCTGGAAGGGCTGTCATGCGTGAAGCTGGGCTGTCTGAGGAACTACGCCTGATGGACTTGCGGCGCACTGGCACAACACAAATGGTAGAGGCGGGTGTGCCTATGGGACAAATCATGTCGGTTACAGGACATAGTAATCCACAGTCAGTAAAACCATACATGAAAAATACATACGCTAGTGCAAATAGTGCCTTGACAGCACGTAAGTCTCATGGTAAAAGCACTTAACTGCCGCAACGAAAGTGAGTATTATATGAGTAATATAAATAACATTATAAGTGATATAGATATACCCAATGGACAGACTAAACGTATGAACTGTCCTAATTGTGGTGGGTATAAGACCTTCACTATCACAAACAACATGGGTAGCCTTGTTTGGAACTGCTACAAGGCATCCTGTAATGTAAGTGGCGGCAACCGTGTTCATCTCACAGTGGATGACATACGGTCTGGCATAGGTAACGTAGCTGAGTTTGCTGATGAGGCTTTTGATATGCCATCGTATATCATACCTCACAGGAACAAGCGCACCGTGCTTGCCTTCTGCTATCAATACAAGCTAGACCCTGATGAGTTGGGCGTGATGTATGATGTGAAGGATGACAGAGTTGTATTTCCTGTAGTGCATGACGGTGTGACCGTTGATGCTACAGGCCGTGCCATTGGTAAGCGATTACCTAAATGGAAACGATATGGAAAAAGTGGCTTGCCATACACACATGGTTGTGGTAAAGTCGCAGTTGTTGTTGAGGACTGTGTGAGTGCAGCCGTGGTTGGTGGCAAATCCTTTGTCGGGGTTGCGATACTTGGTACATCTCTACAAGAGTCGCATAAAGGGTATCTCGCACAGTTCTCAACAGCCGTAATTGCATTAGACCCCGATGCACTACCCAAGACTTTGCAGATGGCAAAGGAACTACGTGGTCACGTAAACGATGTTCGTGTCCTACGTTTGAACGATGATTTGAAATATCGTAACCCGACAGATATGGAGAACTTATATGGAATTATCAATCATTAGAAGCCTAATGGATAAGTCATTCTATGATGACCATCGTGGTAGCAAATGCCCACCACGTTTGTTCAGCAAGGATGCACGTAAGATTAAAGAGGCTATTGACACAGCTATGGATAGGTATGAGCGTACTGTCACACCCGATGAGGTTGAGGCATTGTTCATGGCTAACAATCCTACGCTGACTACAGCACAGAAGCAGGGCTATGCCTCTATGTTCTCTTCTATCAAGCGTGAGCAGCCAATGGGTAGTGACGTAGCACAAGAGGTGCTGTCCAAGCTATTCCAGCAGGTTGTTGGCGAGGACGTTGCTAACATAGGCTTCGACATGGTGAATGGTGACAGTGCCACACTTGAGAAGCTACGCAACTTGCTTGAGCGTTATGGTGATGACTTCATTCCAAACCTCAACATTGAGTGGGATGACATCTCTATTGAAACACTCATGGCTAAAGCTGAACTGGAAGCCAAGTGGACATTCAACATACCAAGCGTAACACGTAAGGTAGAGGGTGTGTCTGGTGGTCAGTTGATTGAGGTAGGCGCACGGCCTAACACTGGTAAGACATCCTTCCACGCCAGCTTGATTGCGGCACCGGGTGGCTTTGCACATCAGGGTGCCAAGTGCATCATCCTGTGTAACGAGGAGCCTACTCACCGTGTCGGTGCCAGATACTTGACTGCCGCTGCAGGTATGACTGCACGTGAAGTGCGTGATAACATGGGCAAGGCCAAGTCACTGTATGAGCCTGTGATGAATAACATCAGGATTAAAGATGCAGGTGGTCGTGACATGGCGTGGGTTGAATCAGTCTGTAAGGCTAACAACCCTGACATTCTTGTGCTTGACATGGGTGACAAGTTCGGTGTGGCAGGTAACTATGCCAGACCCGATGAGGCACTCAAGGCTTGTGCTATCTATGCACGACAGATTGCCAAGACATACGACTGTGCTGTATTCTACATGTCACAGTTATCTGCAGAGGCAGAGGGTAGGTCGCAGCTTAATCAGTCTATGATGGAAGGCTCACGTACAGGTAAGGCTGCTGAAGCTGACTTGATGATACTGATTGGCAAGTCACCTAGTGTGGAAGGCCAAGAGGAAGACAGCCCACTACGCCACATCAACATCGTGAAGAACAAGCTGAATGGCTGGCACGGTATGGTGAACGTAGAACTTAACTACCAGACTGCGAGGTACGAAGGATGAGGAAACAATTTAATGAAGCCTTACATGGCAAGCATGACAAACCTGCTCGTGTTCGTACTATGGAATACATGCAGATACGTGGCTACGAGATATGGGAGAACCCTAATCCATATGGACAAGACTTGATTGCGGAAGGCAGCAAGGGCAAGTTCTATGTGGAGTGTGAGGTTAAGACTGTGTGGAGTGGTTCGGTGTTTCCTTATGATACACTGCAGCTACCTGAACGTAAGTCTAAGTTCTTTGACAAGCCTACTCTGTTCTTTATCTGGAATAAGGAACTGTCTGATGCACTTATGTTTAAGTCTGAAGACATTAAAGACTTGACACCAGTAGAGGTATCTAATAAATATATAGCTTCTGGCGAGATGTTCTACCAGATTCCATTAACCCTGACAGGAAAAGTAAGGATGAACAAATATGAAACTAACACTTGATGTAGAGAATACCGTCACCAAGCGTGATGGTAAGTTGCACCTTGATCCATTTGAGCCTGATAACTCACTGACTATGGTGGGTATGCTCAATGACCAAGGCGTTAAACGCATCGTCACGTTTGACCACAGTGACGTAAATGCAGATGAATATGGTCATGTATTGGTACAAGAGTTCCTTGATGCAGCTACTGTACTCATCTGCCACAATGCAGCGCATGACTTGCTGTGGCTATGGGAGTCAGGCTTCAAGTATGATGGCGCAGTGTTTGACACGATGCTGGCAGAGTATGTTCTGCAGCGTGGTATCAAAGAGCCGCTATCTCTTGAGGCTTGTGCAGAACGCTACGAGTTGGACACCAAGAAGCAAGACACACTGAAGGAATACTTCAAGCAGGGCTATAGTACTCGTGACATACCACATGATGAGTTGTCTGAGTATCTGTCTGCTGACCTTCATGCTACGCAGCAGTTGTCTGACAAACTGATGTATCGTTTGAATACACCAGCAGACAGTGGCCTACGTGGTACAGTAGACCTGACTAATCAGGTAGCTGTGTGCCTAGCACGTATCTACCAGCGTGGCTTTGCTGTTGACCTATCCAAGTTGGATGAGGTGCGTGAGGAGTTTGAGAATGAGAAACGGCAACTGACCGATGACCTACAGGCTCATGTGCGTAAGCTGATGGGTGACACACCTATCAATCTCAATAGTCCAGAGCAATTGTCTTGGGTTATCTATAGCCGTAAGGTTGTTGACAAGCAGTATTGGGGCAACGCTATTGACCCATACATGGATGATGCAGACTTCCGCAGCCTGATTGCTGGCGGTACAGAAAAGCTACACAAGACTGTAGCACAACAGTGCCACACCTGTAATGGTACAGGTTACACTAGAAAGGTAAAGAAAAATGGCGAGCCTTTTGCGAAACCTAATCGGTGCAGTACTTGTGATACTGCTGGTTTTACTCTGTCACCTACCAGTGAGATGGCTGGCCTCAAGTTCAAGCCCCCTTCACCAAAGTGGGCAAGTGCCAACGGTTTCAGCACAAGCAAGCAGAACCTAGAGTTGCTAGAGTCTGCCGCCAAGCAGCGTGGCATGACTGACGCTGTAGACTTCCTATACAAAGTGCGTAGGCTTAGTGCAGTAGACACATACCTATCGTCCTTTGTTGAGGGCATCAGCACATTCACGAAGCAGGATGGTAAGCTGCACGTGCGTTTGTTACAGCATCGCACAGCTACTGGTCGCTTCTCTGGTGCTGACCCAAATATGCAGAATATGCCACGTGGCGGCACATTCCCTGTGAAGAAAGTATTTGTGTCACGATTTGCTGGTGGCAAGGTAATGGAAGCTGACTTCGCACAGTTGGAGTTCCGTGCTGCAGCCTACCTATCACAAGATGAGGTTGCTATTGAAGAAGTATCTACT